CCATCCCCATACGCGCATTTCGTAGCGGTCCAGCTGGGAGTCGATACCGGCGGTCAGGTAAGCCACACGATCAGGAACGGGCGCTGAATAATACTCTTTCCGCTCTGCCATCACTTCAGCATCCGGACGTTCGCCGATTTTCGCTTCCCACGTCTCACCGAGCGTGGTGTTCACGAAGGTTTTACGTTTTCCCGTATCCCCTTTCGTCTTCATCCAGTCTTTGACAATCTGCACCCAGGTGGTGAACGGGCTGTACGCCGTCCAGATGTGAAAGGTCACACTGTCAGGCGGTTCAATCTCTTCACCGGATGACGAAAACCAGAGAATGCCATCACGGGTCCAGATCCCGGTCTTTTCGCAGATATAACGGGCATCAGTAAAGTCCAGCTCCTGCTGGCGGATGACGCAGGCATTATGCTCGCAGAGATAAAACACGCTGGAGGGGTCATCCGGCGTCCATTTGAGGCCAAACGGCGTCTCTTTGTCGCCAAATTTAAGATACTGCTCCTCCCCGCAGTGCGGGCAGGCAACATGAAAACGCATAAAATGCGGGGATTCACTGGCTGCACGCTCAATCTGGCAGGTGCCTCTCACTTTGGGCGTGGAGCCACGGATGGACTTTGGCCAGACCGAGCCTTCAATACGCTTATCGCCCAGGAACGTCGGAGAGCCTTCCTGTTCAATATCCTCATCAAAGGCAGCAAGTTCATCATAACCCGCCACATCCACCGACTTTTCACGGTAGTTTTTTGCCGCTTTACGCCCAGGCACCAGAAGCCACGACCATTGGAAAAACGCTTCATAGTGAGCGTGTTATCCCGGTGCTTTTTGCCATACCACGGAGCCAGCGCCAGCAGCGACGGAATATCGCGGATGGTCGGCTCAACGTGGGTTTTCATAAAGTTCTCGGCATCACCATCCGTCGGCAACCAGATAAGTGTGTTGCGCTGCTTATGCTCTATGAAGTAGGCATAAACACCCAGCAGCATTTTGGAATAACCAACACGGGCAGACTTCACCACATTCACCTCGCGGATGTAGTCGCTGCCCATCGCATTCATGATGGCCCGCTGAAAGGGCAGTGTTTCCCAGCGCCCTTCCTGGTATGCGGATTCTTTCGGGAGATAGTAACTGGCATCCGCCCATTCAACGGCGGTCTGTGGCTCCGGCCTGAACAGTGAGCGAAGCCCGGCGCGGACAAAATGCCGCAGCCTGTTAACCTGACTGTTCGATATATTCACTCAGCAACCCCGGTATCAGTTCATCCAGCGCGGCTGCTTTGTTCATGGCTTTGATGATATCCCGTTTCAGGAAATCAACATGTCGGTTTTCCAGTTCCGGGAAACGCCGCTGCACCGACAGGGGGATCCCGTCGAGAATACTGGCAATTTCACCTGCGATCCGCGACAGCACGAAAGTACAGAATGCGGTTTCCACCACTTCAGCGGAGTCTCTGGCATTTTTCAGCTCCTGTGCGTCGGCCTGCGCACGCGTAAGTCGATGGCGTTCGTACTCAATAGTCCCTGGCTGGAGATCTGTCTCGCTGGCCTGCCGCAGTTCTTCAACTTCCCGGCGCAGCTTTTCGTTCTCAATTTCAGCATCCCTTTCGGCATACCATTTTATGACGGCGGCAGAGTCATAAAGCACCTCATTACCCTTGCCACCGCCTCGCAGAACGGGCATTCCCTGTTCCTGCCAGTTCTGAATGGTACGGATACTCGCACCGAAAATGTCAGCCAGCTGCTTTTTGTTGACTTCCATTGTTCATTCCACGGACAAAAACAGAGAAAGGAAACGACAGAGGCCAAAAAGCCCGTTTTCAGCACCTGTCGTTTCCTTTCTTTTCAGGGGGTGTTTTAAATAAAAACATTAGGTTACGGCGAAGAAGAACGGAAACGCCTTAAACCGGAAAATTTTCATAAATAGCGAAAACCCGCGAGGTCGCCGCCCCGTAACCTGTCGGATCGCAGGAAAGGACCCGCGAAAATGATAATGGTTATCAGTTGCAGCAAATCCAGTTTCTTCCACCATCGCACCGGACCAGCGACCATGAGGGGACAACGCCGCGCTCCGTTTACGCGGTAAACCCCGGTGTGTATCGTTTTTGATTATCCCCGCACACTCGCGCAGAGTAGTCTCCCTGTCGGGCTGCGGTCTCTGTTAATGAGGGAATACAGCGACGATACGGCGCATCAGCAAAACTTAGTTCAGGCACTGAGTGCGGATATAGTCCTGTGCCCCTTCCAGCTGCTTCTGCATTGTCATCAACCGTTCTCTGAGGATGAAATAATCCCGTGTAACGGTGTCTGCCAGTTGGGGGCCGGTTGCATTATCCACGCGGGCGGTGCCGGTGGCTTCACGCACGGGACCTGGACAGGTGGCGTTGATCCGCAGGCTACGGTGACCAGCGGCAACGTCAGCGCGAAGAGTTTCATTTTCAGCTCTCGCATCGGCTAATTCCCTCGAGTATCTGGCATCAAGTGCAGCAACATCACGCTGGCGCTGCTGCATATCAGTAATGGTTGCATTTGCCAGCTCCAGCTCACTGACTTTTTTATCGCGCTGCTCTTTGTAGGTTATGGCGTTATCACGGTAATGATTCAGCCCCAGACTAAGCGCACCACAGGCCACCAGCAGGGCAATGATGACCACGCACAGTACGCGGTTCATTTCACCACCAGCGTATCTGACCGATGAAATAACCGGAGGCCATAATCACAAACACCCGCCAGATAAGAATGAACTTCCAGGTAGATAATTTTTCAGCCATCACTCGAATCTCCCGAATCAGTTTGCTAAAATCAAACACACTTTCTCCTTTGACTTTTCCAGAGTCAGGAAACACAAAACCCCGCTTGCAGCCAACAAACGGGGTTTTTACTTTTATTCACTTAGTTTTTGTCAGTTCGCAGGATTTCGTGTTATCCGTCCGTGTGAGCAAACCTCATTTTTCAGCAAAATATTCTTCTTATCTGTCGATTCCCCAGCACGCCAGCGCGCTCTCCTGGTCACGACGGGATACCTGACCGTAACAGTTGTTTGAACGAATACGGCAGTCTCTGCCACCGTCCTTAATCCACCAGCGAATCGCTTCGCAGGCACCTTTTCGATCACCTGCATTAATTCGTCTGTAAAACGTCGACGGGAAACACTTACCGGGACCAATGTTGTACGGACAGAATGACGCGATCCCCGCTTTCTGGGGTTCGGTCAGCGGCACTTTGATGTTTTTCTCCACCCATGCCAGCGCCTTATCACGCTCAATGGCGTTAACCCGGTCGCATTTTTCCTTCGACAACTTCATGCCCGGAACGACAGGTTTACCATCCACCAGGATGGCACCGCGGCAGATGGTCCAGATACCCGCACCATCACGGTATGCCGTGGTGTGGTTACCTTCCTTTTCATCCAGAAACTGGTCGAGGATTTCAGGCGCAGACGCCCCTGCACCAATCAGCGCCAGAACGGCAGCCGACAGGCCGTATCTGATTTTTGCGTTCATGGATATTTATCAGGATTTATCGATTTCAAATCCCTGGATATGTTAAGTCTTCAGGCCAGCGGTGGAGTCTTCAGAGAACCAGTAATTATTCCCGGTAGTTTTCCTCTGTAGGTTATCAACACATCCTGCGCCTCTAAAATGATGGGCCGCTTTTCCGGCAACGGACCATCCCCTTCACATAACCCGGCAGCAACATCCATGAAAAACTGCTTCGCCTGCTTTTTCGCCTCAGCTTCGTAAAACTCCAGCGTGGCTCCTTCAGTACGGTCAAGACTAATCGCCACATCTGGCAACAACAGTGACGGATACCCACCAATTTCCAGTGCCACAGTAACAGTAATCTTATCCGGGTAATTATTTATCCCTTTAACAACCAGTTCGTATTTTTTCTTCATCGCTTTACTCTCCCCGCGCCGCCTTACGACGGTCCTCTCTGATTTTGAAATACAGGTTAGTAAGATACGTCAGCAGGCCAAACAGCAGACTCCCCAGCACACCTATCGCCACCCACTGGGACGGAGAGACTTTGTCCAGCAGCTGCAGTAACCAGTATCCCGTCCCCACCGCTGACGTGGTGTATGACACACCCGTTGTGATTTTTTCCATCTGGTACATACCCCGTCTCCCGTTATCCGGAAGCTGACAACAATAAAAAAGCCACCAGTTAACTACTGATGGCTCTGATAACTCATGCAGGCGTCTCAGACGACCCACTGACACTACCGGTGAGTTTAACGATACCTTCCATTTGACTGGCTCACTTTTTATGATGATGCCGGTGCATTTATCTCCAGCACCAGACTTTCTATCTCAACGCCATACGCTGCATTTTTTGTAACATCCGTCAGCGTCAGCGCATTCAGTCCCAGTGTCAGACTGTCTTTTATAACCTGGAATGCCGGGCCAGCCACTCCATTCAGTTTCGGAGTAACCGTGGCACTGCCGGCGGTGAACACCAGCTCCAGCGTCTGCCAGTCGTTACCGTAATCGCCGAACTCCCCCAGCTTCGTGTTTCCGGCTTTCCTGTGATGCATCAGATTCACTCTGCCGTCAGTGGTCTGAGTGAAGTACGACATCAGGAACGGATTACCGGTACCCGTCATCGCCACACCATCAGGAACGGGAGCATCCGTATACAGATAAATCCCCAGCCCGAACTGATTGTTGGTCAGCGCGCCTGACAGGCGGAACTTACAGGTCAGTCTGCCGCCCTGTGTCAGCAGGGTAATTGCGTCATCCACCGGATGCGTCAGGGACCAGGTTTTATTGCTCTGCTTGGTGATCTTAAATACACCATCTGACAACTGAATTCCGCCATCCTTAATGCTCCAGCCCTGCGCAGCAGCCTCTCCGGCTGCCGGCAGCAGGGAGATTGTGCGAACGGACGTATCTGCAGACGGACCCGATGGCGTGTTGCCGCCGGGCGAGGGTTTGATTTCCGGTGCCTTACCACTGATGAAGGCTGAGGTGCGCCCGGCTGCGTTCAGAATAGCGGTTGCCAGACGATCCGGAATAATGCTCCTGCGCGCCCATGAACTGAAATGTGTCGGGCGGTTTGATGATACCTGGTTTCCATTCGTTCTCGATGCCGCACCGTAATATCCTGATGCCGGAATATCCGGATCTTCTGCCGGCGCGTTAGTGGCGGTATTGACGCCGTTACCGTCTGTCATGAAGGGCACAAAATAAACGCCCTCACTCTCCCTGTTTTTATACCCGCCGTACACGGTGTCGTACTGGGTAGCGTATGTATTTTTCCAGTAATACGTCGTGTCACCACAAATCCACGGCACATCTGCAGCACTGCCACCATGGCACTGCGCGTTAAACACGGAGAGGTCAGCACGAAACTGTGTCAGCATGGCTGTAAACAGCGCAGGTTGCTGTGCGTGGGTGGCGGCGCTCATGTCAAACTCTCCCTGCATCCAGCACACCGCCAGCAACACATTTTTCGGGTTCTTCTGTAATGCAGCTTTAGTGCGCGCAATCAGGTCCTGATATAACGGTTTACCCACACCCCAGCGTGCCGAATCCTGGCTGGCCCCCGTGTCCGCACTGAATGTCCCCTCCGCGCCCTGGGTGAATGCCGAACCACCACGACAGCATGGTACCAGCAGGATCCCCGCGTTATTCGGGATATACGGGAGCAGTTTTTTGGCAATATGTAAGCCCTGGCCGACACAGCCGTACTGCCCTTTGCTCAGGTCTGCCTTCGGATGATTCAGCGTACTCATATCCTGCACATCATGCAGGCAGTGGTCGGCCGGAATAATATCGTTATATCTGCATGCAGCCCCACCCGGCGTAACTGTACTGCGGCGCGCCAGCTGTTTAATGCGCGGATCCGGAGCATCGTATGAATCCGGCAGCGGAAGCCCTTCACCGTAAGCCATGGCATTGGACTGCCCGGCCAGTACGATGACGTAGTACCAATCCGGCTCAGTTGCACCACTGACCACCACATCACCTTCTGCTGTAATCGCCTGCATCAGGGTATAAGGGGTTATGGCCACCGGACTACCAAACGGCTGCCAGCCCTCTTTCAGTTTGTGTGTCAGCTTTTCCGCAAGGTCTGACGGCGACGCCGCCCTGACAACATCATAATGTTTAATCGACATCGAATTTCTCCCGTGTACAGGAACAGAGTTAAAAAGCCGGAACCGGAATCAAATTACAGGATGGCCATCTGCCAGTGGCTGGTCGTAAAAAAAAGGCCACGCCATGCGCAGCCGGAAATAAAGGGATAACGATGATAGTTTGAGAAAAACAGAAACAACACTTTTGCGGCAAAGCATGGTGCCGGGTGCCTCCCGGTGAATTCAGTATCAGCACCTGAATCCGCGATTATCCCATATACCTGGTTGCTGATCGCCCCTCCGCACAGGGGGATTCACCATGCAGTAGTATTTTTAATAAACAGCAAATAAAAAAATCAAGCATTATGCAGGCTGTTTCTTTTTATCACCGGCCACAGCAATACCACAATGCCGCAGACCAGCACCCCATCCGCCAGCACCGACATGATTCTGCTGGTGAAATCCACCATCACCACCAGAAACAGCAGGAGTGCAGCCACAGCCAGGCGCAGTTTTACCGTCACTGGTGATTCTCCAGACGAAGACCCAGAACACCGGCAATCTCTTCCAGCACCTTGCGCTCTTCCGGCTCAATTTCGCCGTCTGCCTCCGCAATGGCCACCGCCACATCCAGCACATCTTCCGCTTCACGCGTATCGTGTTTCACATCTTCAATTTCACGCAATGCCGCTCGACGACCAATTTTAAAGTTCGTATCCAGCTGACCGATAATGGTTGCGCTAATCGCATTAATTTCTGACGTAAACGCGGACAACGCAGGCTGGTTACGCAAGATCTGCTCGATCTTCGCTTTCTCTGAAGCCTCACATTCACCATCTGCATAGGCCACCAGATAGGCAGCATTAATAACCGCCTGTGCCAGATCACGTTTCTCAAACTTTTTAATTTCCACTGCCGCTCGGCGGGCTTTTTTACCAAAAATACCAAACATCGTGACGTTCCTTTGGGTGGGTGAGCCAACGCCCGGGAGCGATCTGCCCACAGAGAAAGTCACACTGACCACTCCGTAAGCTCACCCCCGAAAGGCTCTGTGGTTGATATGCGCCGGGCGTGGCGCGGATACAAAAAAGGCCGCCAATAGCGACCTCAGTTACGGGATTATTCTGGGGTTAAACGACTGTTACTCCCCCCAGACAAAATCATCACTTCCTGTTCGATGCGAGCCATAGTGAACCTCGTACTTATCTCCCATCTTTCTTGCTTCCGTTTCTGCGTCTTCCTCTGTCGCAAAAACCCCAACAAGATGCCAGGGCGAGCTTCTTACCACAGCCCAACCTTTAACCCATCCTTTGTTGTCCTTATCTTCCATTAACACTTCAGAAACAAACATATTTATCTCCTTGTGGGTACCCAGAGATATTTTATGATTGCTCCCGGTCAGATCAATAAAGTGGCTTCAATTTTGCCTTAATGATCAAATCAGGGTGATTGACGGAATCGTACACCACCTCAATATTTTCATCCGTGGCGTCGATAAGATATTCTTTTACATAAGGACCTGTTGATTTTCCATGAAATACATCTTCAACAAGTACACTCTCCCCCTGAACAACACGAAAACTAACTTCTGTTTCGAACGGACCAATCGTCACCATCAGTTTTTTCACATAGCCTCCTGATAAGCACTCGATTTATTAGTTAATGGTGTAACGCAGATACAAAAAAAGGCCCGCAAAAGCGAGCCAAGTAAATAAATATGGCGCGTTGTACTGGATTCGAACCAGTGACCGATTGCTTAGAAGGCAATTGCTCTGTCCGGCTGAGCTAACAACGCATGATGCTGATAATGGACTGCCATCGGGGACTTGAACCCCGCACAGCCAGCTTCGAAGGCTGGCGCTCTGTCCCGATGAGCTAATGGCGGTATGTGATATGGTGGCCCTTGCTGGATTTGAACCAGCGACCTGGCGATTATGAGTCGCTCGCTCTCACCACTGAGCTAAAGGGCCGGGAGCAGAATAATAACGGTCCGTAATTAATTCCGCAATAAAAAACCCGCTCAATGGCGGGTTCTGGTAAAGTTCATGCGTTTGGTTCGCCTAGCGATACAGCTTTGCGAAGCGTAGCTGGATTGAAACAGTTTATGGCTAAAAATACAAGCTTTTTTTCTAAAACTGCACAAACCTTACTACCAGCCAAAAATCCTCTTCGTGCAACAACAAACGCCCTCCAGATTCTAAGCGTCAGTAAAAGAAAATGCATCTCGCATCAGTGGATACAGAATAAACTCAGCTATTCTCAGCCACATATCTATACGATTGCGGCATGTTGCATAGCACCACTCATGGTGAACCTCATTCAACAATTCAGCCATTTTGCGTTTACTCATCCCCCGCCCTTCGTATCTTTGCCGCAGGATATCAATCAATCCAGGATAACGTGCAAGCGCTTTACTTATCACCCCATCAATGCGTAACGCCTCTGCATCAGTACAGTGAGACAACCAGCTCTTCTGTCTGCCAGCGATCATCTCTCGCAAGAATGCTTCCAGCTCTGGTTTATCAATCCCTGACTCCCTGATTCTACGCAGGGCTTCATTGATTGCGGTTTTTGTCAGTTTTTTGGATGCCAGCAACTGATTGAACATATTTCCTGTTTTGCTACCACCTATATACGACCAACGCCCCCACATCCGTAATTTCCCCTGGATCCAGACGGCTTCCAGCGTTTTTAGACGTAAATGCTCGCCGCTTTTGCCTGTAATTTCCGGGTATATCATATTTACGATCACTCACTCTCAATTTTGTAAATCTTCACGCCCAGCCGCCCACCAGAAACGAGCTGACCGCGCACAATATTGATTTCATCAAACTGCTCGTCGTCTATGAGAAGTCCGGCATGCGTCAGCGCATCCAGTGGTGCTTTCAGGATATTGTCCAGGTCACGACGACGTTTATCTGGTGGCTCTGCAATAATCTTTATCGCCAGCCGTCCGGACAGGTTTAATTTCAACCGCTGCTGGCGAACAATTAGTGCCACATCACGGCGATAACGCTCACCGACTTTTGATACAAAATATGTGTTGCCACGACGTCGCCAGTAAGTATTCACCGTCGGCGGATAAGGCAAAACAAACTCTATACGCATCAGTAACCTCTTTTACCCGAGCACGCCGGTTGCAAAGGCGTGATCAAGAAAACGAAAAATTAAATCAACCTGGGAACCATGCTTTTCTTCGAACGCCAGCGGATCCGCATGAAGTTCGTTGTGATGTTCCCGGCACAACGGTAGCGTGAAAATATCGTGGGCCTTTGTTCCCATCCCTCCCTGACCGTGACCAATCAGGTGATGGGGATCGTCGGCTGGCTGACCACAACACGCACACGGCTGTGTCTTCACCCAGCGCGTATATTTCTCATTTACCCAGCGGCGACGTTTAGGTCGCCTCATGAAAGATTCCGGAGACTCCGGATCAACGGTGATGCATACCACCGTCTTTTCCTGTGGTGGGTTCTGTTGCTGGTGGGCATGAGGCAACGGCGCAAGATTTTTTGTGCGCTGCTTCAGTATGCTGGTGGCGGTCTGCTCTCCCGGTACGATGTCGCTTTCACGGTATACGGAGCGGATTTTTTCCGCACGCAACCCCAGCGAACGACGTAATACCGCTTCAGGTAGCGCGTCCGCCACCTGATTGCGGACCGCCCACCAGGATAATTCAGCCAGAGATAATTCACGCTCCTGTGCGCCATTCATTGCGTGACGGATGATGTCAATCATCCAGGCGGCCAGATTCTGTTGAGCAAGTTGATCCAGTGAATCAGATGTCTGCTCCCGCAGCTGGTTGTCGCAGTGCCAGCACAACACCATCGCGCCGGTACCGTAACGGTGAATGACGGTTTCGCTGTGATGATAATCACCGTGTAGCCACTGGCAGGATTTCACGTGACGTAATAACCAGTCAGACAGTGCACCAGCGCCACCCGCAGCATGAATCACCCGCTCATCGCTGAAAAATGGCAGTAATGATTTATCCTCCGCCAGCGGCTGGCGAACGGCAGGGACGACTCCGGACGGCAGACCGCGCATGCTTTTCGGTTCAGGCTCCACCAGCACCCTGCCGCGATGAAAAACTGGCAATGATTCACGACCGGGCTTAAGGACCACCAGCCCGAGTTCCGGTACCAGAACAGGTCGAAGTAATACCCGCACGTTACCTCCAGATGCGTTGCTGGAATGTGCGGGACGGACGCGGTGGGCGTTCAGAGTAAGGAAGCCTGACGGAGATTATCCAGTGACGATAATCGAGGCTGAGGGCTTTCTTAATCCCGTATCCGTGTCTGCGGTAGCACTGAATTAGCCATTCAGCTTGTTCTTCAGTACATGGGGGATGCTGGTACCAATCAGATTTGAATGTGCGGGAACGCCGCCCGTGCCTGCTGGCAAAGACAGCTGAATTATCAGAATTGTGTGATTTGGTATTGTGCGCCATCGTCTTTCTCTGCTGGCGCAGCAGGTGCCAGTTGTTCAGGCTGACGTGCGAATTGTAAACCAGAATGCCAGGAAAAAACAAAACCCGCCGAAGCGGGTTTTGTCAGTACTGAACATCAAGCTGCGTGCTTGCCACTACAACTGCAAAGTGGGATCGGGAAAGGCTTCCCTTTTTTCGCGTGGCGCATTACACCATCTACACACACAGAGTAGCGAAAAATGATCTCACATGGACAGCCACATTTGCGACAGGTACCCATTGCCATGATTTCGTTTTCCCTGCTCACCTGTGAATCCACACAGGTTGCACTTTGTTGGGAGAACCACTACACTTCGCTTGTCTACAAAAAGTGTTGTGATTGGATTATCTCCATACACTACGGAATGTGTTAGCGCACTTTCCGTCCCTAAAAGCCCTGTTAGCGCAGGGCTTTTACATATAAAAATCGAACGACATCTGTTGTGTTCTCACGCCAATTGTTTCCAGTACGATATCCGCAAATGTATCTGCCTGCCATTCTGCATCCTCAATACGAGTAGGTTCTTTAACTGAAAAGTGTAAAACTGCTTTGTGTCCAAGAAGCAAATGACCTAGCTCGTGGAAGATAACAGCAAGCGCATGCTCTTCCCCAAGGCAAGCATTCACATATATTTTATTGGGAACCGTAATTGTTAGAGAAGCGGGGTCACAATGTCCGATAGTTAGATCATACGTCAGAGCCTCCCACTCTTTGTCGGTCCTGACGTCAAGAGTAACCCCATAAATTGACAGGCTTTCAAAGAACATATCATAACGCTTTCTTTTGCGCTTTGAGGCTGTAAGACCAATAGCATTACAGAAGTTTATAGCTCTGTAGGCTATTTCTTCTTCTTGCATCGGTGACACCCTGTTACCTCTCATTTGATACATAATTACCCCTCATTGTTATTAATCTTTTGCAATAAATCTGCAAAACTCTTTAGCTGTTCCGGCGTAAACTGCGACTTAGCGAATCCCGCTACAAGCATTTTCTGTTGCTGAGACAAACCGTTTACTGGAACTGAGTCATTCGCAACTGCCGCTAACTCCTGTAACCCTTCAATTTCTACACCTTTGGCCTTGAAGTAAGAATCAATCTTCTTAACCCACTTCAGAGGTATTTTTTTGCTACCAGTTTCTAAACCGCTAAGAAACGCTGGCGTAGTGCCCAGTTCTTGAGACATAGTCAGAAGAGTACTGTCAGTATCGATCCTCGCTTTTCTAACGGCCTTACCGAATTCAGTGAGTGCCATGATTTTATCCTCAATTTGTTGATTTAGCAGACTTGCCTAACGCAAGCCTGATGGGCGCTTAAATTCTAATTCCTAAAATTTACCATATACGAAAGCAAAGTAAACCTTTTTAGTTAAAAAAATCTCCTTTAAGGGAATTTTTTTCACAAAAAGAACAAAACCCGCCGAAGCGGGTTAAGTGCGGGTGCGTTGAGGATGCCTGACACATCAGAGGTGGCGAGGGATTTCTCCCCCGCCAGGTCTCTTACTCCTCAGGTTCGTAAGCTGTGAAGACAGCGACCTCCGTCTGGCCGGTTCGGATTCGTACCTCGCAGAGGTCTTTCCTCGTTACCAGTGCCGTCACTATGACGGTTAAACAGATGACGATCAGGGCGATTAACATCGCCTTTTGCTGCTTCATAGCCTGCTTCTCCTTGCCTTTCGGCGCGTAAGAGGCTAACCTACATTTGTGAGACATAGATTGGGCCTCAGATTAATGTTAAGCGTCTTGCAGGACGCGTAATGTTAACTGGGGCTTTTCTCTATCTGCCTTTTGGTGTTCATGCCTGAGGCAGATAGCCTCAAGCACCCGCAGCAATTCTACTTAACTCTCGCTTTACCGCAAACCGTTTTTACCCGATATGGGAATTCCCATATCGTAATGAATTCAGTTCCCTAGTCGATCCATCAAAAACACAACCAGGCAGTAAACGCCCACAACAGCAACAACAGCCAGCGCACCTTCCATTGCCAGTGATATATCATCCGACATATTCCCTCCTTTGGTGTTAATCCCGGCGAACGTTTTTACCCCCACCGACAAATAACATATACTAAAAAAGCGATAGCCATAGCAACGCCTGTAATTGCAAATGCTTCAGGCCAGTTCATTGGCGCACCTCCTGCGGCGGTTCTGGTAGAGGCATCCAGTGTGATGGTATCCACGACGCACCAGGTATTATCCACCCATCATTAGCGTCAGGATGCCCCGGGATGTAAGTCGCCCATTTCATTCGCCAGTCACCTTTCCTGCCAAAATCCCTGGCAACAAGAACGGCTGTTTTGGTATCCGGCATTCGCTCACTACAGCTTATCCAACTATCCGGAGTTACCGGATAGTTGCCCGATAGTGCATTCTGCTCCAGTGATGCTTTTACAAACCACGCTGCCTGAACTATAACGCCATGAATCCAGCGCAAATCAGCATCGCGATCTTTCTTTTTCATCTTTTCGCCACTTAAGGCCTTGCTTATGTGGCTGCGTACCAGGTCTTCATGTAATTCCTTCGCCTCCTCAATGGTGAAACCACCAGGCAGAAGAGCCGGAGTTACCGGAGAGCTGGTTGACGCTTCCGGGATTTTCCGAAAATTATTGGTTGACGAATCTTTATTTTCCCGAAAGTTTCCGGACTGAAGCATGGCTTCGCGGCAATCGTTCCAGCCTGTAGCGTATGCAGCCGCTTTGCTGCTGCCTTCAACTGGCGCATCCTGCCAATACATTTCTTCCGGCACTATCGGCGCTGGAGGGGCGGCAAATAGATATCCGCCAAAGTCAGGAAGCTCTCTAATGGCCTGTACGAATTTTTGTTTGCCTACGTCAACTCCTAATGGGTAATGAGCTATAATCTTTGCCACCGGCTCTGCTGCCAGTGATGCCAGCGCAATCCGTGCCAGCTCTTCCGCTTCTTCTGCTGGAAGCACAACGTTGCTACCCGGTCCGTATGTTTCGCGCCACTGCTTGATTGTCAGCAGTCGCTCTTTGGTTATAGTGGTCATGTGTTACTCCTTAACCCGCAGTGCTTTCAACTGATGAGGGGAACAAAATCTTTTCATCAAACCCTGCATTCATATCATGAACAGCAACACACCAATCCATCGACGAACGATTATCAAGAGCCTCCATGATTTCATCCATGCGGCGTAGGTCATACAGGTAAATGCTTTTATCGCCAATGGTGTAAAAGCCAATTTTTTTCGGTGATGGACAGCGATCAAGAACTTCCTGTAATTCGTTCAACCATGCCCGTTCTTTTTTTGTCAAAGTTGCCATATCAGTTTTCCTTATACGGATTAATTTTATTGTGCAGTGTGTTGAATGACGCCCATACCACGTCGTTATACAATTCAGTAACTGGCTCAATTATTTTCCCGATTGCCCAGACAAAAATTAGAGGGGATATCGGTATCATCAATACGATAAACAGAATGAGAAACAAAAATTCTGTCGCCCTACTTTTTTGCGGATATTCTTTTCTGAATAATGTAGTCATTTCTTACCGCCCTTTCGGGCGGCCTCCCGACATTAATCGTTGTGGTAACTCATGGCTTCATTTGCAGCATCAACCGGATCAACCTCCCACCAGCAATAATTTGGTGCGTTTCCTTCAGGTGTCCACGGTTCTAATTCATTTTTTGCCACATTCTCATCGCCAGTAATTTTAAAAATCTGCTCAGAGAATTTTCTTGCCCACTCGTTATATTTTTCCGCATTAATGGCTTTCTGTGTATTTAACATAAATATACCTCCAGTTAAGGATTAAATTTTATTTACAGTGCTGAACTTAATTATTCAGATTTGGATTATGCTTTCTCTTCACGAAGTTCCGATTGTTAATTTGGCTCACAACAGCACCTTCTGAAAATTACCCTGATAGAAAGCCAGTACACGCTGCATAGCTTCGCTCTTCCGGCACTCGCTACAGATTATGTTCAGACGCCTGTCGTAGCGGCGTATTTCTCCGTCTGGTAATGACCAGATAAGATCCGGATCAACCACAGATGGTTTCTTCACCTTTGCCCTAGATAGTTTTTTGCGGGCATTTTGCCAGTCCTTACGAGCCTGTTCAGACGGGAATAACCCGTAACCAGAGTTGTATACATCGCCACTGGCAACCAGCTCTCTGGCGAGAACGCTCATCAGATATCTTGTCGCACCTGTCTTGGCTTCCAGTTGCCGTAACGTCTCGCGCCCACTCCGGCGTACTAGTTCAACAACCTGCCCTTTAATTTTTTCCCGCTCTTCTTGTGTAAATACTTTTGCCATAAGCGCCTCCGGCAATCACTTTTCCGATACAACACGGCGGGAAGAATCAGTAATCTGTCGAACAATATCCCGGTGCTTGTTCAGCTCCCGCAGCGCGGCGCAGACTCGCTCCCACTTCTGAACATCACTTTTCGCCCTGCGCAGCGCCAGGTTTGCCCTGCGAAGGGACGGAAAAATCAGCTCATCTGCTTGCGTTTCGGTAAACGATGGCAACGGCTGCACAATGTCCGCCACAGTTTCTGTTTTAATTTCTTCCTGTGTTGCGGCTTCCCGGACTGGTAACGCAGCACCTGCTGGCTGAGGAAAGGCCTTACCATCACTTTCCGTTACCAGCGCGGCTTTCGGCTCTGCTGGTAAATTATCGCCCGGCATGCAGTAACGAAATTTACCGTTCTGATTAACGCGTGCCAGCCGCCCCGTTGCGGTTACCACCGCCAGCGTGGAAGCAACCTTGCGAGTACTGACACCGAACTTACCCGCCAGTTCCTCACACGTTTTAGCCCCATCCTGACCGATAAACTCAATCATCATGTCTGCGGTAACTTTTTGTTCGACCTCCCCGGTCAGCATATCCTGTGCTTCAGATTTTACTGGCCGCTCTTCGGTTACCCGGGATTCACCTTCGCCAGCCAGAAACCAGGTGTGACCAGTTTTATCAACGACGCCATTTCTTTTGAGTTCCCACAGCTCGTTCAGTACTTCTTCACGACTGATATCAAGGCGCGCAGCCAGCTCTACCGACGTGGCTTTTCCCATCGCTTTCAGTGCGTCAAAAACAGTCTCCATAAATTTCCTCCCGGTAAAAAATCACTTCTCAACTCAAACAAAACCAGCCGCTTTCCGGCGTTCATATTCCTGTTTCAGCAACTCAATTGGCGTTGGCCCCGACGGGCGTTTGGGGGCCGCCAGTTGTCGCCGGACTGGCGGAACGCTCAGGCCGTTACTAACATGCTTTGCCCATTTCGTCAGTTGCCGTTCTGCAAGCCGTTTTAATTCCCCTTCGGTCATCTGGCGCTCAATCCCCTTTGAACGCATCTCGAGGCAAATGTGATACAGCACAGGCTGAGACCACGGGTACTTATCACTTCCGTCGTATCGCCAGGACTCATTGCGCCAGCGGCAGTACTCCTCCATCACAGCATCCACCGTCAGACCGAATGGATTGGCTCCGCTTTTCGAAATCAGTGCCACAAACTCAGCCAGGTCCGGAGGCCATGTTTCACCCGCCCGGCAGCAGTCCATGCACTGGCGGCAGACCTGCCGGATTTGCTGCTCAGTCATCGCGCCAATCTGTGCAATCCAGAGCTTCGAAGGTGCGGCCCCGTTCTTCTGTGTCCAGCGGTTCGAATACACCTCCCCCATAAGCTCCCACAGCTTCCAGGCCGTTTCCGTTGCTGATAAATCCGTTGTCACGTTCCCACTGTTCGCGTGCTGCCCGGATTTCCTGAACTGCCCGTGATGCCGTGCCACCTGATGCTGCATGGCTTACCCCCTTGCTGACTGGTTTTACCTGTGCCCTGACGTGCTGCACGTGGCGGGCAAATTTCTGCTCCCACTGAACCTGCGTGAAAACCTTCCCCTCCGCCATCCAGTAATCCCGGAATGCGGCAAGCTCAGCAGGTGTAAACTCAGGCTCAGGCAGAGCCATACCCCACACTGCTGCCCGCTGTCGAAAATCCGGCGACGGTTGCCAGACTCCAGTCATCGGAAATTTCCCGATCGGTTCGCTCAGGCCGTCCAGGTATTCAGGTTCGGCTGTCTGCAACGACGCGTCATTCAACTCACCGGTCGTAGCACTCTCGCGCATGCGCGCGTTATGTGTGGGGTTTAATTCTTTATCTGTATCTGTATCTGTCGTGATTTGTCGTGACATATGCGTGACGCGTCGTGACTCATCGTGACAATCAGTGTTCTGCTTCCGCAGTCTTTCCCGCTCCCGCTGCGCTCTCTTGCGCTCTGCCGGGGATTTTGCGGTTTGCGAAACATTACCGTTATCCTCCTTCATCACCTGGCGTTTTTCCCATCCGGAAATAAGATCACCATCCAGAACTCGCCCCTGCATTGCATGCAAAATTGAATCAATCACGTCTTCCGTCACATCAAGCGCACTTGCTAAATCTTCCGTCGTGACATCAATGTGACCACGTAGTGACACGCCGTGACATGTCGTGACATTTCGTGACGCACTCACCAGAAGGTGGATATACACCGCCATCACTGTTGCGATTGGCTGTCCTGAGACCCTGGCAATGGTTCGCCATTTGGGATCATTTGGCATGTCATGCCACAATCTGAGCCAGGCATTAGCCATACTCACCTCATCTGATACCGAACTTTACCCTCGAACATCCGGAAGAAATCCGGCATGAATATTGTTGGTCAATGCACGACAACAGCATTACCAGGCTGACCACCACTGTTAGTCAGGGTGCCCCAGGCGATCGCCGCTGCGACAAAATCATCCACATCTTTCACCAGCCGATCCCTCCGTTCGACGATCTCACGGTAATATTCAGAGCTGTGACTGCGCATACGGGCCACCAGCAGAGGCGGCATTGCCTTTTCGATCGCCGGTAACAGAGCCTGAATTTTTTCAACAGCATCAGGGGTGTCTTTATCCAGCCAACGGAAAATTTTCTGGGTATTACGAGCCAGGGCTTCCGGATGGCTGTCGTCGTACAGTTCCGGGAACGTCATCCCCAGCTCGAAATAAGTCCGGGCTATTTCAGCTGCAGGAACTTTCTCACCGTCCGGATAGGCCCAGGCATTGATCGCCATGCGGATGTGCTCATGTTTGATTTTCATGAATCCCCCTTTCCTTCGCCCTGAGTGGTATCCTTCTTTTTGTAAAGTTCTGGGTTCAAAGATAATTTCCCCTTGGAGTATGCAGCAGCTTCCGCAGCCCTCCCCTTCGGAACTATTTCACCAGGACGCTTACGCCACATGTAAATAGCTTCGCGGGTTATCCCATAAAAATCGGCAACCCTCTGAACAGAACCAAAAAACTGGACAAGTTCATCAACTCGCATTTTACCTCCTAAATCTAAGTATTTTTAGATTACAAGATAATTTTTTTTAGGTCAATGCAATCTAAAATAATTTATATTCAATTTGCAGGAGAAAATGATGGAAAGCCTTGGCATCAGGCTTAAGAGACTTAGAAAAGATAAGGGGCTGACCCAAGTAGAACTGGGTAAGCTTTCAGGCGTGACTGGGGTTACTATAGGGTACTGGGAGAAAGATCTAAACGAACCAGGTAGCAAAGCTCTAAGTAAGTTAGCCCAGGCATTAGGAACTACTGAGTCCTATCTCCTATATGGAGTATCGTCTCCTGAATTATCTTTTGTACAAAGTACCTCAGGCACCAAGATCCCCTACCTTTCGTGGGGTGAGGCGATTTCTTTCCTAATCTTAAAAGGAGAGAAAACAATGGGAAATGTCGATAGGATCACCACATTCTTTGATGTCGAGGAAGGTGATTTTGCCGTTTCAATGCCTGATGACACAATGCATAACCCATCAGGATCACCGAGTATCCCAGTTGGTGCTACTGTGATCCTAAGGCCAGGAGAAAGTTATAAAAATGGCAGCATCGTCGCTGTAATAGTTCCGGATCCGCTTAAAAATGAACCATCTATGACTATAAAGAAATTAGTTATTGATGGGAAGCTTGTGTATTTAAGCCCTCTCAATCCACGCTATCAGTCATCCTTACTTACACCAGAGTGTAAAATTGTTGCCGTAGCAAAAGGTGTACAGTTCAACTTATAACCCGCCACGTCCTTTACTTGAGGTCGGCAATGCCGACCTTTTTTTTAAATTAATCTAGATTTATCTTGACTGAAAAACTAAATACTTTTAGATTTATTACATACCACCCTACCTCGCCCCACAGAACGTCGGGCAATACCTCGAGTTACCCGGCAGTGGTCAGGGGTTAAGTAGCCAGCCCGAGGCGTATGAACATGACGGCGGGAACACTTTATATAACAGCGCAGCAGTTTTTTAGTTCCGCTACCCCGGCGTTAAGGGGAAATGAGGTCAGCATGGATACTATCGATCTTGGCAACAATGAATCTCTGGTGTACGGCGTGTTTCCCAACCAGGACGGCACATTCACCGCGATGACGTATACCAAAAGCAAAACGTTTAAAACCGAAAATGGTGCCCGTCGCTGGCTGGAAAGAAACTCAGGTGAGTGATATGGATTTCGACACAATCATGGAAAAGGCTTACGAAGAATACTTCGAAGGCCTTGCCGAAGGCGAAGAAGCTCTCAGCTTCAGTGAGTTTAAACAGGCGCTTTCCAGCTCGGCAAAATCTAACGGCTGATAAGCGAAGCAGCACCGCGAGGAATCAGTATGCAGAAACGAGAACCCGTCATCATCTCGCCAGACTATACCGATGATGAACTTTATGAGTGGATGCGCCAGAAAATTAATGCAGCGCAGGATCTGAAATGGGCTAATGAAGCCAGGGCTAAGCAGGCTGAAAATCTGTCCGCTCTGGAGCAGGATATCACCAATCTGGAAAAAGCAGCGGCATTAAGCATTGCCAGAATGATTACATACCCGCGTTAATAGCTAACCAACGAAGCTAAGGTTGGTAATTAAGTAGTTCTCCACGGGTGAGGTGGAGTGCGTGCGCCGGACACGGGTGAGCATCCGGCACTGACAGTTTACTGAAAGGATATTTCCCTGAAAAGTCAGACCATAACGCGAAAGCGCACGGCGAGGTAGCTGGTTCATAGATAGCCTGTCGTTAAATTTTCGTCGACCGTGCGCTTCCGGTTGTGGCAATCCGCGAAATGGCGCGGCGGTAAGTATGGCGGGGTTATTCCTTCCCCCGTTGAGGACACCGGGTTGTCAGGTTGACCATACGCTTAAGTGACAACCCCGCTGCAACGCCCTCTGTTATCAATTTTCTGGTGACGTTTGGCGGTATCAGTTTTACTCCGTGACTGCTCTGCCGCCCTTTTTAAAGTGAATTTTGTGATGCGGTGAATGCGGCTAAGCGCACGCGGAACAGTTAAAACCAAAAACAGTGTTATGGGTGGATTCTCTGTATCCGGCGTTAATTGTTAACTGGTTAACGTCACCTGGAGGCACCAGGCACCGCATCGACAAAATTCATTTGTAAAAATGGAGATAATTATGATTGCTCATCACTTCGTAACTGATGAAATACCACGTCAGTGTGTGACTCCTGGCGATTATGTTCTTCATGAAGGTCGGACATATATCGCCTCGGCAAACAATATTAAAAAGCGAAAACTTTATATTCGTAACCTGACTACAAAAACATGCATTTCTGACTGCATGATTAAAGTCTTCCTCGGTCGTGATGGTTTACCTGTAAAGGCGGAGTCATGGTAATGACTAAGAAAATAAAATGTGCTTATCACCTTTGCAATAAAGAAATTGAAGAAAGCAAAATCATTACAAGACCACTTCATTTCATGCGTGGAGTTATACCAACGACGGAAATGAAAAAATATTGTAGTGAAATCTGTGCCGAAAAAGACCAGATGGCACACGAACTTTAATTAACTGACTATCCGAAACTGAATTTATGCCAGCAATGGCAGGGATTCGCTCAACCTTAATTAAGGAGAAAAACATGATTACCAGTTATGAAGCCACTGTTGTTACTACTGATGACATTGTTCACGAAGTCAGCCTGGAAGGAAAGCGTATTGGCTACGTGATTAAAACAGAAAATAAAGAAACCCCTTTCACTGTGGTTGATATCGACGGTCCATCAGGCAACGTTAAAACGCTTAACGAAGGCGTCAAAAAAATGTGCCTGGTGCATACCGGAAAGAATCTGCCCGCAGAAAAAAAAGCCGAATTTCTGGCAACTCTGATTGCAATGAAATTAAAAGGTGAAATCTGAAAGAAATAGCCTGCGTATGGCGCAGGCTATGAACAGTGTGTATCCGGCAAGATTATTCACTGAACAAACGAATTTTAATCTGAGTTGAGGTTAAAAAACAATGAGCACCGATAAACAAGTTTACCCACTGTATTACGAAGCAAAAAATGACAAAGTAAGAAAACGTCTCGGTATTAAAGGCGGTTTTTACTGGGCTGAAGCGAAAAAATTATCCATTGCCATCTCCCGTGGTGCTGTTGCGATTGACGATGCTGGCTACGATGAAGATGACTTCAAAAAACCTGTTCGCGTCAATTTGCCCGTTGTTGATGACCTCCCGCCAGAAGGCGTATTTGATACGGAATTCTGCAACCGTTACGAAAAAGGCGGGGAAGATGGCATCACAATGGTATTTATCGCGCCCTCACCCTCTGCGCAGGGCAAACCAGCCAGCACTGACAACACCAATGTTAATGGCGAAGACATGACGGAGATTGAGGAGAATATGCTACTCCCGATTTCTGGCCAGGAGTTGCCCATTCGCTGGCTTGCTCAACACGGCAGCGAAAAACCGGTAACGCACGTTTCACGCGACGAACTCCAGGCATTACACATTGCACGGGCTGAGGAACTACCAGCTGTTACTGCCCTGGCTGTTTCCCACAAAACCAGCCTGCTCGATCCGCTGGAAATTCGCGATCTCCACAAACTGGTGCGTGATACTGACAAAGTTTTCCCTAATCCTGGCAATTCAGGCCTAGGGCTAATGACTGCTTTTTTCGAAGCATACCTGGGCGCTGACTACACCGATCGCGGTCTGCTGACAAAAGAGTGGATGAAAGGAAATCGTGTTTCACGCATCACCCGCACGGCTTCCGGTGCTAATGCCGGTGGAGGGAACAAAACCGATCGCAATCCGAATTTAGTACACACCTTCGATACGCTGGATGTGGAGATTGCAGCGGCCACACTTCCGATGGATTTTAATATTTATGAAATTCCGGGCAGCGTTTATCGTCGCGCAAAAGAAGTCGTCCGGAAGAAAGAAAGTCCGTTCAAAGAATGGTCCGCAGCACTTCGCGCAATCCCGGGTATCCTGGATTATTCCCGCGCCGCTATTTTTGCACTTATCCGGAGCGCACACCCTGAGTTTTATCATTACCCGGGACGCCTTCAGGGGTATATCAACGCCTATTTAACGGAGACTGATCACGAGAACCCTACCGAGGAAACTCTCGCTGCTGCACGACATACACCGGAAAAAGATATCCTGGAAGAAGTTAACCGCGAACTGGCTGCTAAACGCGAAACAGAAGAAGAAAAAAATAATGAGGAAAAATCACAACCGTGAACCGCCCCGGAAATCCTGGAGACTAAACTCCCTGAGAAAGAGGTAAACAGGATGACTAAAAATACTCGTTTTTCCCCCGAAGTCCGTCAGCGGGCGATTCGTATGGTTCTGGAAAGTCAGGATGAATATGACTCACAGTGGGCGGCAATTTGTTCCATTGCCCCAAAGATTGGCTGTACGCCGGAGACTCTGCGTGTCTGGGTTCGCCAGCATGAGCGGGATACCGGGGGCGGTGATGGTGGGCTCACCAGCGCTGAACGTCAGCGTCTGAAAGAGCTGGAACGTGAAAATCGTGAACTGCGCCGCAGTAACGATATCCTTCGCCAGGCTTCCGCTTATTTTGCGAAGGCGGAGTTCGACCGCCTCTGGAAAAAATGATGCCACTGCTGGATAAGCTGCGTGAGCAGTACGGGGTCGGACCGGTATGCAGCGAACTGCATATTGCCCCGTCAACGTATTACCATTGTCAGCAACAGCGACATCATCCGGATAAACGCAGTGCCCGTGCGCAGCACGATGACTGGCTGAAGAAAGAGATACAGCGCGTATACGATGAAAATCACCAGGTATACGGTGTGCGTAAAGTCTGGCGTCAGTTGTTACGGGAAGGTATCAGAGTGGCCAGATGCACTGTGGCACGTCTCATGGCAGTTATGGGACTTGCCGGTGTTCTCCGGGGTAAAAAGGTCCGCACTACCGTCAGCCGGAAAGCCGTTGCCGCATGCGACCGCGTAAACCGTCAGTTCGTGGCAGAACGTCCAGACCAGTTGTGGGTGGCTGATTTTACCTGGGTAAGCACATGGCAGGGCTTCGTTTATGTGGCGTTCATCATTGATGTGTTCGCCGGATACATCGTGGGATGGCAGGTCTCATCATCCATGGAAACAACATTCGTGCTGGATGCACTGGAGCAGGCGTTGTGGGCCCGTCGGCCGTCCGGCACAATCCATCACAGTGATAAAGGTTCTCAGTATGTATCGCTGGCCTACACGCAGCGGCTTAAGGAAGCCGGATTACTGGCATCAACAGGGAGTACTGGCGACTCGTATGACAACGCGATGGCTGAGAGCATCAATGGTCTTTACAAAGCGGAGGTAATACACCGTAATAGCTGGAAAAACCGGACAGAAGTGGAACTGGCCACACTAACGTGGGTGGACTGGTATAACAATCGACGATTGCTGGAAAGGCTGGGCCATATTCCTCCGGCAGAAGCAGAAAAAGCTTATTATGCTTCCATCGGAAATAATGATCTGGCAGCCTGAGTTCACAGATAAAATACTCTCCAGGAAACCCGGGGCGGTTCACCGTCTGACGCAATGGCAGATGAACAGGCAACGACTGAAGCAATGGGACAGGATACAACTGAATATCGCCAGGACACACAATCGCTGGATACTCAGGCACAGATAAATCCGGTTAATCAGGTAAAAGTTACCGCTGACGAAGTAAACAAAATTATGCAGGCAGCCAATATCAACCAGCCTGATGCCGACAAAATACTGGCAGTCCATCGCGGTGAGTTCGTTGACGGAATTAGCGACCCGAATGATCCGAAATGGGTTAAGGGGATTGAAACCCGCGATTCTGTGAACCAGAACCAGCCCGAATCGGAACAAAACGACCAGAAAGCGGAACAAAACAGCCAAAATGCGTTACAAAACGAGCCAGAAACGAAACAGCCTGAGCCAGTAGTGCAACAACAGGAAACGGAGAAAGTTTGCACCGCCTGCGGTCAGGCTGGCGGCGGCAACTGTCCTGACTGTGGCGCGGTGATGGGCGACGCAACGTATCAGGAAACCTTTAATGAAGAAAATCTGGATGAATCTCAGGAAAAAGAGCCGGAGGAAATGGAAGGCCCTGAACATCCGCACAATGAGAATGCTGGCAGCGATCTGCATCGCGATTGCAGTGATGAAACTGGCGAAGTCGCAGATCCCGTAATCGCAGGAGACATAGAGCCTGGTATTTATTACGGAATTTCGAATGAGAATTACCACGCGGGACCCGGTGTCAGTAAGTCTCAGCTCGACGACATTGCTGATACTCCGGCGCTGTATTTGTGGCGTAAAAATGCCCCTGTGGACACCACAAAGACAAAAACGCTCGATTTAGGAACCGCTTTCCACTGCCGTGTACTTGAACCGGAAGAATTCAGTAACCGCTTTATCGTAGCACCTGAATTTAACCGCCGTACAAACGCCGGAAAAGAAGAAGAGAAAGCGTTTCTGATGGAATGCGCAAACACAGGAAAAACGGTTATCACTGCCGAAGAAGGCCGGAAAATTGAACTCATGTATCAGAGCGTTATGGCTTTGCCGCTGGGTCAATGGCTTGTGGAAAGCGCCGGACACGCTGAATCATCAATTTACTGGGAAGATCCGGAAACAGGAATTTTGTGTCGGTGCCGTCCGGACAAAATTATTCCTGAATTTCACTGGATCATGGACGTGAAAACCACAGCGGATATTCAACGATTCAAAACGGCTTATTACGACTACCGCTATCACGTTCAGGATGCATTCTACAGTGACGGTTATGAAGCACAGTTTGGTGTGCTGCCAACTTTCGTTTTTCTGGTTGCCAGCACAACTGTTGAATGCGGACGTTACCCGATTGAGATTTTCATGATGGGCGAAGAAGCAAAACTGGCAGGCCAGCAGGAATATCACCGCAATCTGAGGACCCTGGCTGACTGCCTCAATACCGATGAATGGCCAGCTATTAAGACGTTATCACTGCCCCGCTGGGCTAAGGAATATGCAAATGACTAAGCAACCACCAATCGCAAAAGCCGATCTGCAAAAAACTCAGGGAAACCGTGCACCAGCAGCAGTTAAAAATAACGACGTGATTAGTTTTATTAACCAGCCATCAATGAAAGAGCAACTGGCAGCAGCTCTTCCACGCCATATGACGGCTGAACGTATGATCCGTATCGCCACCACAGAAATTCGTAAAGTTCCAGCGTTAGGAAACTGTGACACTATGAGTTTTGTCAGTGCAATCGTACAGTGTTCACAGCTCGGCCTTGAGCCAGGTAGCGCCCTTGGCCACGCATATTTACTGCCTTTTGGTAATAAAAACGAAAAGAGCGGTAAAAAGAACGTTCAGCTAATCATTGGCTATCGCGGCATGATTGATCTGGCTCGCCGTTCTGGTCAAATCGCCAGCCTGTCAGCCCGTGTTGTCCGTGAAGGTGACGAGTTTAGCTTCGAATTTGGCCTTGATGAAAAGTTAATACACCGCCCGGGAGAAAACGAAGATGCACCAGTGACCCACGTCTATGCTGTCGCAAGACTGAAAGACGGAGGGACTCAGTTTGAAGTTATGACGCGCAAACAGATTGAACTGGTGCGCAGCCAGAGTAAGGCAGGTAATAACGGGCCGTGGGTAACTCACTGGGAAGAAATGGCAAAAAAAACGGCTATTCGTCGCCTGTTTAAATACCTGCCTGTCTCAATTGAAATCCAGCGTGCAGTATCAATGGATGAAAAGGAACCACTGACAATCGATCCGGCAGACTCCTCTGTATTAACCGGGGAATACAGTGTAATCGATAATTCAGAAGAATAATTCAGCCAGGCGGTGTAATGCACCGCCAACTTGAAATATTTTTTATGAGAAAAATTATGAGATATGACAATGTTAAACCATGTCCATTTTGTGGTTGTCCATCAGTAACGGTGAAAGCCATTTCAGGATATTACCGAGCGAAGTGTAACGGATGCGAATCCCGAACCGGTTATGGTGGAAGTGAAAAAGAAGCACTCGAAAGATGGAATAAACGAACCACTGGAAATAATAATGGAGGTGTTCATGTATAAAATTACCGCCACTATTGAAAAGGAAGGTGGCACTCCTACTAACTGGACAAGATATTCAAAATCTAAACTAACGAAATCAGAATGCGAAAAAATGCTCTCAGGTAAAAAAGAAGCAGGCGTTTCCAGAGAGCAGAAAGTAAAACTGATAAATTTTAATTGCGAGAAACTTCAGTCCTCGAGAATTGCATTGTATTCAAATTAAAACTTCATAGCTGATTATTAATAATCAACATCGGGCGTCAATTTCAGTCTAACATTGGCGCCTGCCAGAGGTGATGCGATGGCACAAGTAATCTTTAATGAAGAGTGGATGGTTGAATACGGCCTGATGCTTCGCACTGGTCTGGGGGCCAGACAAATTGAAGCATACCGCCAGAACTGTTGGGTGGAGGGCTTCCACTTCAAACGAGTATCTCCTTTAGGTAAGCCAGACAGCAAACGAGGGATTATCTGGTACAACTATCCAAAGATAAATCAGTTTATCAAAGACTCATGATATGTCTAAATTACCAACAGGTGTCGAGATTAGAGGTAGATACATTCGCATCTGGTTCATGTTTCGAGGAAAACGATGTCGGGAAACATTAAAAGGCTGGGAGATTACAAACAGTAATATTAAAAAGGCCGGAAATTTAAGAGCGCTGATAGTTCATGAAATAAACTCCGGTGAATTTGAGTATTTAAGACGTTTTCCCCAGTCCAGCACTGGGGCAAAAATGGTGACAACGAGAGTCATAAAAACGTTCGGAGAGCTTTGTGATATCTGGACAAAAATTAAAGAGACAGAGTTAACAACAAACACAATGAAGAAAACAAAATCACAATTAAAAACACTCAGAATAATAATTTGTGAAAGTACCCCGATATCACATATTCGTTATAGCGATATCTTAAACTACCGGAATGAACTGCTGCATGGAGAAACGCTTTACCTGGATAATCCAAGATCCAACAAAAAAGGAAGAACCGTGCGCACAGTTGATAACTATATCGCCCTGCTCTGTTCGCTGTTGCGTTTTGCGTATCAGTCGGGATTTATATCAACCAAACCATTTGAAGGAGTAAAAAAATTACAGCGAAACAGAATAAAGCCTGATCCGTTATCTAAAACAGAATTCAATGCATTAATGGAAAGTGAAAAAGGACAGAGCCAGAACTTGTGGAAATTTGCCGTTTACTCAGGACTTCGTCACGGGGAACTGGCAGCTCTGGCGTGGGAGGATGTGGATCTCGAAAAGGGAATAGTGAATGTCAGAAGAAACCTGACGATACTTGATATGTTCGGTCCCCCAAAAACAAATGCCGGGATCCGGACAGTAACACTACTGCAGCCTGCTCTTGAAGCACTGAAGGAGCAATACAAACTGACCGGGCATCATCGCAAAAGCGAAATCACCTTTTACCATCGGGAGTACGGCAGAACCGAAAAGCAAAAACTGCATTTTGTTTTCATGCCCAGGGTGTGTAACGGAAAACAAAAACCTTATTACTCGGTAAGCAGTTTGGGGGCAAGGTGGAATGCAGCAGTAAAACGTGCTGGTATTCGCCGTCGTAATCCGTACCATACGCGGCATACTTTTGCCTGCTGGCTGTTGACGGCAGGAGCGAACCCGGCATTTATAGCCAGCCAAATGGGGCATGAAACTGCGCAGATGGTGTATGAAATTTACGGTATGTGGATTGATGACATGAACGACGAACAGATAGCCATGTTGAATGCGCGGTTATCGTAG